TACCTGGTAATGTGGAATTCGACTACGACGCAATAAAAGACATGGGAGACACCGAATTAGAGTCAATTATTGAGGAGATAAAGGGAGACGAAGGAGTGGACTGGATGTTTCACTCATAAAAAGTAGAATACATATATAAATGGATTTTTATATAAAATACATAGGAGACCCTAATTATCAAACTGGCATTGTTCAAAACGTAAGTGAAGTTGAACAATTATTAGCACAGATTGAAACCGTTCTTTTTACAAGAAAGAGGGATGTTTTAGGTACTCCATCATTTGGTTGTAACTTAGAAGATATTGTATATAGTTTAGGTCAAAATGAATTTCAAATTAAAAATGAAATACAAGGGCAATTAGCTAACCACGTACCTCTTGCTAGCAAGTATAGAACTAGCGTAAGCGTTAAGTTTATGCGAGGTGAAGTTAGAGATGTTGCGTTCATTGACATTACTGTTAACAACGAGTATATAATCAAAGTAAATTTAAGATAAATAACTAATGGCAGAATTAAAATTTTTAAGCACACTAAAAATATCGGCTAATCAAATTAAGACCGATGCTCGAACATATATCTCAAGGGTATATAAGCGTGCGAATACTTTATTTACTGAAGCATCGCCATTTGCTCAGATTATTTCTGTTATGGCTGAGCTGGGTGAACTAATAATGTTCTATATAGAAGATTCTTTAGTAGAGCAAAACATATACACTGCTCAACAACCAGAATCTATATATGGTATATCAAGGTTAACAGGACATGATGCGACTAGAGGCTTTGCAGCGACCGGTGAGATAGAGTTTAGATGGAAAGTTGGAGCAGAGCTTGGTAAGATTGCAGGTACGGGATTAAATATTGATGCTAGATCAGAATTACAATGTGAATTAAATGGATTAACTTATACTTTATTATCTTCACAAGAAAAATTTAGATTAGAAAAGGCTAATAAGTATAACGTAAAGTGTGCGATAGTTCAAGGTAAATTTGAAAAGCAGACATTCACTGGAACTGGAGAATCAATGCAATCATATAATATACAAACAAGTTCGTTAACTGATCATTCTAAAGTAAGTGTTTCTATAAACGGTGAAAAATGGACGAAGCATGATTCTATGTATGATCTATTGAATAACGAAAAAGCATATATTCTTAAGACCGGAATTTCTGGTGGATTAGATGTTTATTTTGGAACTGGTAATTTTGGAGCATTACCTCCAGCTGGATCTTCAATAGAAATTGAATATATTAAACATTCTGGATTTCAAGGTAATTTAGATGATGCACAAGACATTACATTTAAATGGGATGCAGAAGGATCTGACTCTAATGGAGATGAGTTTGATTTAAATGAGTATTTAGAACTAGCTGTAACATCAGCTCCTAAAATGGGTGCCGATAAAGAGTCAACTAATTTTACAAAGTTAATGGCACCACTGGCGTCAAAATCATACGTTTTAGCGACTCCAGATAATTATGAGTATTTCCTATCAAGATACGGGATGTTCTCGTATGTGGATGCTTACAATACTACTGATGACCAATATTTAGATGATGATAATGTAATATACATATTTGCAATTCCAGATGCTAGAAGAAAGTTATTAGCAGATCAAGACTATTTCTCAATTCCAATGAATGAAATGTTTTTTGACCAGAATGAATATGACAAAATGTCCCAAGTTATTCAGGATAGCGGTCAACAAATGGTGACAACTGAAGTAGTATTTGTAAAACCTCAAATTAGAAAATATAGCATGGATATTAATATTAGATATTTTGAAGGCTATACGAAACAAGAAATATTTGTTAATGTTAGAAAGGCAGTAAGTGATTATATGCTTAATATTACAAGAAGAGATAAATTACCTAAATCGGATATTGTGTATATCCTTGAATCGATCGATGGTATTGATGCGGTAAATGTTAGATTTATATCTGAGACAGAAGAAACTGCTAGAAGATTAGGTTATTATGAGTCTAAGACTGTTACAGTAGTACCACAAGAACCTGTGGTTCTAGAAGATATAGGTAACGGTAAACAAAAATATATTTTCTTCAAGCAAATAGAAGAAGTTAAGACTGTAAATGTCGACGCGACTACTGCTATTCCATATACTGTAGCTGGTTTAGATGAGTGGGGTGATATTATTATGGAAAAAGAAGAAGTTGCAGTCTTTAGAGGCGGATGGCAAGATAGAGATGGCGATGAAATTATTGACGAAGCTCTAATGAACGCAGAAGCTGCGCTTTCAGTTAATTTTGATAAAGTAGCTGTACCTAGAACTATTTACACTAGAGTACAAGCCGGAAATAGAAAAGCCTTAAAATAATGTTATTTAAAGATCTATTAGTATACAAGCGTAAAAAGCTATATAAAATAGCTAAGCATAGAAAGGATGATAATCTTAATGTCAAGTATGACTATAAGAAGAATGGTTTATTAAAGAATCAAATATCACCACATATTATGAGGAATCAAACAATGAGAGAATTTCTTTTATTTGTTAATGATTACATGCTTGCGCTTTTAGACCAGGTTAGATACTTAAAGAATTTTGGTAATTTTACCGTAGAAAAAGACGAAGAAAGAACTAGATAACATGTGGAATAATTTAAGATTTTTTAATGGTACTATTTCAGAACTACAATTAGTTCAAGACGAAGATAATGTCTGGACAGGAACTGTATATTTACCTGAAGTATCAGCATCGTTATATGAAACAGTTAATCTTTTTATTTTAGAGGAGTGTATTCAAAATAACGATTTAGTTATTAATAAACCTCTATCGCCAGATGATATTATTAATACGTTTAATTTTTCATGGGAACTAACAAGACCTGATGAATCTGAAGATGTTATTATGTATGGTATGCGAATGGATAAGGGTTCGGCATTTGTTAAAGAGCTTAAAACTCAAGAATTAGAATTAGCACCTAATAGTAATATTGAATCTCAAGATGCTGATTTCTTTAAAACTATAACTGAACATGATAATGTTGCTTTACAAGTAAACATTGCACTTGCATCTGAGAATCCAGGTATTCATAAGAGGACTTTATTAGTTACTGCAGGAGATACTGTAGTTGCTAGAATTAAATTTTACGGTGAAGTAGAAACAGAAGATGATAGATTTAAAGTATTGCTTGCTAACTTAGGAGCATCTTTAGAAGCTGAAGACTTTATGATATTTAAGTCACATGATATTTCTGAAATGCACCCTGATTATCAACTCCTAAACCAAAAGAGAAAGGAACTACTATTAGAACTTAATAATATTAAACCTTTTGTTGGTACATATAAAGCAATCTTAAATGCGATTGATTTCTTTGGATATGATAAAATTACGCTTAAAGAATATTGGATTAATGTAGATAACTCATCTAAGACTTTTGGTAAACTACACGCAGTTCCAGTACCTAACTCATCTGTAAGAGGTGAGATGACTAGAAAGAAACTACGATTTAAAGTACCTTCTAAAACACAAAAGAAAACTAGTAGGTTCTCATTAGTTTATAGACTAAATGAACCGAATGGAACTTTCGATCAATGGGATTTTGCTAATGTTGATGAAGTCTTTGATTTCACACCAGAAGAAGTCCTAATCAAATTATATGGTTTAAAGAATAGATTACAAAGAGATTTTTTACCCCTCGAAGCTAAAATCGTAGACATTACAGGAGAAGGCGACTATTTCACTCAGAAGAATATGAACATGTGGAAGATTCAAAATCCAATTGGATTCTTCTCAGAGGGACATAGGGTTAAATTTGATGTATGGCCAAGAGATAGAGATCTTTTTATTGAAGATACTTCAGTGGTTTTAAAATCTACATTAGATCAAAATGATGCAACTAATAGCTATGATACTTTCTTAAACTTAGGTATCGGTAACGAGGCTAGTTTAACAAATACTCAAAGATCTGAAGAAAAAGATATTTTTGAAAGTTTTTATGATTCTTACCATGATAGATCTATGGAATCATATAACCAAAACTTTTCACAAACTAATATACCGATAGGCTGTCCTGTTATTCTAGATTCTACAGAGTCTTGGGATGATATTTGGGATGAGGCTACTTTTGTATGGGATGATGCAGTTGATGCTAATCAAAACTTAAAAGTAACTTGGAACAATTGGTATAAAAGATGGGTATATGAAATTGAATGGATTGTTGATGGACCAAATGGATTCCATCAAGAGTACAGAGGTCCTGTTGATTATCTAGATGCTGACAATATTGTGGCGGATGACTATAAAAGATTACCAATGACTTTACCATACGTTGGAAAATACACGGTAGAGATGAGGACTTATGATTTATTTGGTCACATGTCATTCTATAAAAAATCAGATCTTTTTGAAGTCAAGTCAAAAGAGTTAGAATTATACGGAGTCTATAAATGGTTAGAAACTGATGTGGAAGGCAATGCGATTCCATGGAATTCTAAAACATTAGACTGGGACCTATCAGGTGGCTATTGGGATATGCCACAAGACAATACCCAAAATGTAGAAGATACTATTGCAACTTTATACCAAACCTTAGACAGGGCGAACTATTTACATAATGATACAATAGACCAGGGTATAAGATTTTCAATGGTAAGAAGACACAAAGATTTATTCTCAGATACAGGCTATTCTGAAACTACAGGTCCTTATCAATGGGATGAATGTAGATTTAGATGGAAAGACACTGAACACAACTGGTGGGATAACTTGAGAGTTGGTCCAGATTTAACAGCATCTTTTAAAATAGATTGGATCGAACAAGGTGATATATTAGCAATTACACATAAGAATCCAACAACTGGCGTAGAAAGAATAGGCTCACATACAATCATGTCTCCAACACCAACTAGTGTAAATGATGTAGAAGGTTGGAACGCGATCGCGAATGAATTAGAGGCGTCAATAGACCCTGTGATTTCAAAGTTTAATTACAATCCTGTATTTAAAGATTTAGATAGTGATAATGATATAGACTCATTAGATCAATTCTATTACATCTTATGTACTGGACAAGAATATTCTAAAAATTACGATTTTGAAACAGTAACAATAGATACTGAATCAAATATTTCTGCGGTAAGTGGTGAAGTACACGTTGTACACTATAATCCAACATGGGATAATGTAAAGGTATTTAAAGACTATGCTGTAGTGGAAAGATCTACGCATTTGACTATATCAACTGACATTTCTAAGTTTCCCGGTGCTAGAAAGCCAATATGGACTATCACCAATATAACTAACCCAGAAATTAATGATATATACTATAATAATATGTGGCTTACCTACATTTTTCAAGAACCGGGAGATTACTCGATTCAACTGGAAGCGGAAGACACGTATGGAAATAAGAACGTTGTAAAACGCAACATGTTAAAAGTAAAATAAATATAAAATGGCAAACATTACTGAAATTTTAGGTACAGACTCGGTTTCATCGACAAGACCAGTTATCAATAGTAACTTTGAATTGTTAAATGACGAATTAGCGTCTGTAACAGCATTATTAAACCCTGTGACTGGAGTCTTAAGCGGTTTAACATCTGCTACAGCACAACAATTAAGTGTAGTTGACGGAACAACATTATTTGTTGTAAATTCATCAGGTGCTCAAATTGGTACGGCTGCAACATTTACTAGCGCTGCGACATTTGGTGGTTCAATCATCAAATCAGGAGTTGCTGGATCTGCAACAGCATTTACCAATAACTCAACACCTTCTAGTTTAAATAAGAGTACTTACTTTATTGCTGGGAACTTTGGTGTACCGGTTGGAGTTGATGGACAAGAAGTTACGTTTATTAACGTAGCATCCGCTACTGTTATGGTACAAGGGAATAATGGCGCTGAAATTGGAGCTGCTACAATAGCACTGAACGAAGCTAATTCAACTGTAACACTTAGATGTTTTAACTCTAAATGGTATGTTGTTGGTTCACACAACGCAACAATATCGTAAATTAAACAAAACCAAACCGTAGATGGCAACTCCGTTAGTTAGAATACCACAGCCGCAAGGTGGCACAATGTATGCTTTTGCTTCATCAGCAAGAGATATTACCAGGGCGTTTAACAGTGCTGATATTAATTTTGAGTTTAGTAAATACGCTTTACTAGACTTACCTGATTTTACACAATCTGTTAATAATGAAAATTCAATTAATTTTGAATTAAATTTAAAACAAGCTTCTGGGCAACCATACAATGCTGGCATGCCAAATGTGGATTTTGCACAAACATTCCAAAATTATGCATTGAATTTAGAAGAGCTTCTTTTAAATGATGATGATTATGACCCGATTATTTTAGCATCAGATGCTGAAAAGATCTTTTTTAAGTGGTTATCAGCATTAGGTGCAATTGATTTTAGGCCGTCTGATTCTAATGAGTCTTCGACTGGAGCCTACGCGGAGAATGATAACGCAATTTTAGGTGGATCAAATTATGATAGAGTAGTAAAGTATTTAGGTAGCATCGACGCAGAGAATGACGTTGCATACCAGGGAAATACATATCATGAAGTTTACATTAACGTGCCGACATCGGTAGGTTATACACCCCAAGTCTTATTTAAGCCTACTGACTATAATACAACAGCAACTAAATTATATCCTAGTGATGTAAACGCTGTAAATATAGAAGGTAGAGAGGGACAAACTCACCCAGATCCTAATATTGATTTATTACCAATTGTAGATCAGTGGACTCTTAATTCGGGTGCATATTACGATGTACAAACTAATGCTACAAATTCTGTACAAATAGATTGGGACACTGCTTCTTATGAGCAGATTCAAAATAATCCAGACGTTAAATCGTTATTAGATTATGCCAAGACTGGACAACAGTTCAGATTTAATGCCGTTTTAGTATACTATGATTTATATAGCTCTTCTGTACCTGCTAATAGATCTACAAACTTATATGGTATCTTAATATTAGATGATATTACAGATGCTTATGGACCTGGATCTAAAATCCACGAACAAATTAAATTTAAGCCTAATGAAGTAACAGGCCTAAATGGTAATGCATATTCTTTAAAGTTAAATCTTAAATTTAATTCATCTCTTGATAACGTAGGTGTTGAGACTAGTGTAAATGATTTTACTACATTCTCTATGGATTTATTCATGGACACTACTACAGCGCTTGAGAATGCGACTGATCTACTATTACAAGCTAATAATAGATACGCGAAGATTGCTGACAGATTAACTAGTATTGAAAATGTTATTCTAGGTACTGCGCAAGCTGCACAATTAGAAGCAAGAATAAAAGAATTAGAAGATGACTTTACAGCTTCTTCATTACAATTACAAGATTCAGATGCACTATTAACTTTAATTAATAATGCTCATGAAAAACTTAACCAATTAATAGATGGTACAATACCAGTAGAATTACAATATAATACAGATGTAATATTTTCAGGTAAAGGTACTACGGTTGATAAATCAATAGCTGGTAAAATTAAAATTAATAATGATGTTGAAGGGTATGTAGTATCTGATTTATATAAATGGGATATTGCTTCTAAAATCACAACAGGTGTTTTAAACTCATCAAACTTATTCGATAATTCACAGGCTAATCAATATGGTGTATGGTCTAAATTAAACCTTTACACTAATAGATTAAGTCTAAATAACATATTAAACAACGAGCCACTAAATAGTAGCCTAGATATATACATTGATGATTCTACCAACGGATGGAAGAAAGGTCAAGTATTTAAAATAGCGATAAATACTATTGATGTAAACGGTAACAACATAAAGGTTTTAACTAATAAATCTGGAGGTTGGCAAAACATCGTGGACATAGACCCATCACAGTTAATAACGACTAAACCTTACATTGAATTGGTTTGTATAGATCCAATCAACTATGTATTTGAAGTAGATATTTTAAGATAATATGAACACTAACAATTCCATATCTAATTCCTTAAAGAAGCTTTTAGAAATTAATACTAATTCTCTAAAAACATTTGAAAGAATCAACGAAGCAGTAACTACTAATGCGAAATCTATTCCATTAGAGATACTAACAGACGAAGGGACTAAAATAGTATCAGTTCCTGGATTTGGTTATATGAAGCAAGAGCTAGAAAGATTAGATAGTAATCTTAAAGCACTAGCTGGATTAGGTAAGGGTAGTACAAAAGTGAAATTACCAGATGGTACTTTTCAAAACATTATTACTACTTCATTAAAGACACCGGCAAATGATATTACTGCATTAGCCAGACCTACTGCATTCTCGTCTAAAGCAAACTATTTTGCTGAAGACTTTTTAAACCCGATGTTAACTACTTCGGTAGATGTAAGTGGTCAAATACCAAATGATACAGAAAGGATTCTTGTTAAAAGAATTTTATTCGATGGAACAAATCAAGTTGCTGTAGATTTCTTTAACGAGAATTACAGAGACCAAGATGGCATCGATTACTTAACGGCAATTAGAGATATTGTCAATAACAATATAGCATATACTCTTGATGAAGAGATGAGAGATATGCCTTACAGAACTACACAATATACTGGAAGATTTGATGTTCTTTCAATTTCTAATTCTAAAAGAGAAGTTATTGAAAATGGCAACACGGTAAAACAGTCTATTAAATTATATACATTAGATGGTTTAACATACTCAGATAATACTAAAGATTTAGATCAGACTGAATTATTACGCGTAGGAGATCAATTAATGGTGACTGGCGGTTCTAAAAACACTAGGTATATAATTGACAAGTTAGATGCTTCAACTAGACAGGTAGAGCTTAGATTAGTCGAAGGATATGAGTCAATTAAAATAGGCGGAGGTACTTTATCAATCTATAAATCAGAAGATAACAATTTAAGTATTGAGGTTCCTGTAGGATTTGATGAAAGAATATTGATGTTTGTAAAAGCAATTGATCCTGAATCAAAAATCTTAGCTGAGAAATGGTCTCCAGGTGCTGCGTTCTATTCAAACGACTTAGAAGTATTACAAGAAGATGGTAGTATTATTTTCTTATCAGAATTCTATAAAGAGAATGTAGCTGATTTTGGTAAGTTTATCACTTCTATTAAAGAGGATAATATTCCTCCGGCAACAGTTGGTGTTACACCAGATGCTCCGGAATTAAATGGTGAGAACTTTAAAGTAGTTCAAATCAATAAGCATTTAACTGAAAACGATGCTGCTGATAAAATTAAGAAATTATCTGCTGATAAAATATCTGTACAAGAGGCTATTAAAAAGCTAGACGAAACGATTACTAAAAAGAGATCGGTTATTGCTAGTACTAAATACGCATCTCAAGTACAAAAAGATAAAGATAAAAATGAGTTAATAGCCTTAATCGAAGAAAGAGCTTCTGAGGCAAAATTATATAACTCTATTGTAACGCAAATACAGTCGTTATCATCTTCTTCAAATGCACAGAAGATAAATCCTAAATATAGAGTTAGAGGTTTTTGGAAAGTGCCTACAGCAAAACAAGTTGCTGATACATTAGATCAAGAGGTTGTACAGTTTATTGTACAATATAGATACTTATCAACATCTGGTAAAGCTGCAGAGGCTTCACAACTTAAGTTTACGGTTGATGGTAGAGATAAATCTGCTATCTTCTCAAACTGGAATGAAAAGAAAGGTAAAATAAGACAAAGAGCAAAAACTCTTAATAGTGACGGCACGATTGCTAAAAAGTTTACATGGCAAGATAGTAAGATTGAAGATGGACAAGAAATTAACTTTAACCAATTAGACATTGCTATTAAACAAGGTGAACTAGTAGAAATTAGAGTTAAATCTGTTTCTGAGGCTGGATTCCCTGCTAACCCAATAATTTCTGATTGGTCAGAACCGGTAACTATTTCATTCCCGGAAGAAGAGATTGATACAACCGATGTTGCTGCAGTAGTTCAAGTTAATACTGCTGAATTAGCAAAAGTACAAATTACGGAAGAATTAACTGGACAGGGTGTATTTACACACGTTAGTGATGCGTTTACAGCTAATGAAAATTATTATGCTCACGTTGCAACTAATATTGCATCAGGGTTCTTATCTCCAGAACAAAAGCCAATATCTGTATATGACAAGATAGCGGAGCTTGAAGCTCAGATCGCAGGTCTTAAAGGTACTGTTGAAGCTGAAGTTGGAGAGCTAGTTGTTAAGATCGTATCGGAAGATGGAACAGTAACAAATATTAATAAAGATACTACGACTCAATTATTTGCTGGGTATTATGTTGATGAGGTTGCAGATTTAACAGTAAGAAAAGGACATATTGTTACTAAAACTTTTAAACTACAATTAGAGAATAGCAAATCAACTAAATTAGAATTAGTATCAAGACTGGTAGGTGATAGATCAAAACCCGTTTATAGATCTATTAATGCAAATACTGATGCATCTTCAAATAAGTTTGGAATCGAAAACGAAACAAACGCTACAAACTCAGCAGTTGATACTAAAGTTCAAAGAGATAATTATTATTTAGAAGAAGGTAACTACGATTTAGTTCCTGTTCAATATCAAAATATTTCATCTGAAGACTTCGAAAAAACTTCAGATGCTCCTTATCAATCTGCACAGAGAAGAGGTCAATTTATCTATAGTAGATATATGGATATTGCAAACCAAAATCCACATTACATGACATCTGCGATTGGAAATGAAGGTGATGGTAATATTGTTAATTATGAACATGGTCTTTCAAATGCAGGATCAGGTAGCGGTAATGGTGAATTTGGATCAAGTGCTCCTGCAACAGATGATAATAATAACTTTATATGGTCTGGTGATTTTAACAATAGTGATGCTTCTGGAGCTGGTGAATGGAGTAAAGATAAAGTAAATGTATCTCCTATTAGTGCAGTAACAGTTAATGACTATAACTCAGGATTATTTGTACATAAAGATCATCCTAATTTAGCTAACTTATATGATGGCGCAATCGCGGGCAACTCTGATCTTACTAGTTATTCATTTATGAGTGTCGTAGATTCTATGATCTTTTCAATGCCTAAAACTGCAACATTAGCAACTGGTGGAACTTTATTTAGTATTTTTGGTTCTGGTGCTGATAGTAATAATCAAGTTCAGGCTAAACAACAAATAGCATATCACCAAGGAAGAGATTTATTTAGTAACGGCGTAGCAGAAAGACCTATTAAAATGTCTTTCGAAGCAAATGACCAATATATGTTAGGTGGTAAATCATGTGGAGCATTCTTATTTATGTCTCCTGTAAATGCAGATACTCTTAAGGTAAGCGGTGAAACTAAAAGATCTGCTAAACAGATTAAAGCTAGAAAGGACAATGAGTCAAATGCGGTTTCTGTAGATATTGTATTCCAATTTAGAATGACAGATTACTTCGGTAATGAAGATTCAATTGATACTGGAAGAGTTGGTGGATTTGCTAGACTTGCATACAATAACTTAACTTATACTAAGAAAATCGGCTTAGACATTTTTGACAAATACGGCGAGCAATTTTCGTTTGACTTAGAAGTATTCGCAAAGTATGGTCCAAAAGGAAGGAATTTAAATTCAGTTAAGGCAGCCAGATTATTTAGATAATATATAACCTAATGTTAGGTGAATATATAATAGAGGAGTACATTCTCTAGGAAAAAGATATTAATAATTAATGGCTAATTACCAATTTAGAAATACAAGTTATTCAGATTACGACTCGGCAGTTGATGCTGCTAGGTTAAACCCTAAACCTACAACTGGATTAGAAGATGTTAACGCAGCAAGTACTAATACATCTGAACCCGTTTACCAAGGCGTAGACCAGAATCAAACGTTTGATGGTCAAGATCAATTCTGGATTGAAGACGATGGTCGTCAAATATGGCAAGTTGCTGCTGACGGTGGCATACTTAGTGTCCAGTCAATGCCGGCATGGGATTGTAGTGATCCGGATGATTTTGGATATATTGGTGCTAATCCAAGTGGATTGGGAGAGAATACCGAAGGAGATTTAATTACAATTACATACGGTACTAACGTTAAGGGTGGTAATATGCCATCACTGATTGAAGTTAGATTAAATGATGCTACGGGCCAGGTTGTACAAGACGCAACAACATCCACGGGCTTCGTTTATGGTGAAAACACGTATCGTGTTAAATTTTCACTACCAAGCGGTTGGAGCGGTGGAGATGTAGATGGTAATAAAGCATGTGTTCAAACTAATGTAACTGTAGTACAGAATGACCCGCTATATGATTGTGATGTAGCTGGACCGACGATTAATTCTGGAACACACGGAGATCCTGTAGTGGTTCAATGGGCAGTAGCTCCTGCTGATAATGATTGGGTAGTAACTCCAAACACTTTAATTCCAGGTAGTGCTTATACTATTACAGGAATCGAAGTTCCTGCTGGATATTCAAATAATGGCGGCGCAGCTATTCAATGTCAAATTGACGCAAATGAGGTAACTGTCGCGCAAACCACATTAGCACAGTTTGACTGTAGCGATGCTCAAATCGTTATTGCAGACGGACCCCCAGGTGCAAATGTAGAAGCTAATACAACGGTCGCTGCAGGAGTAACAATATCTTCTATAAGCCCTGCTGTATTTGATGCAGCAACTGGAAGCAGAGACTACGATGTAGTCATTAACATACCTAGTAGTGGATATAATAATTCAGGAGGACTATTATCATGTCCTACGCCCGGTGTTACTGTCGCAGTAGCAAAAACAATTAGTCTTAATAATACTAATGATCTTGCATTTGATTCAACTGGTAATCCTATTCAAACTAAAATAGTTACCATTGAGGGTAATGCAACTGGGTTTAGCACAGGAACTCATATTCAATATACAGCGGGTAGTAACTCTTGGCTTAATGTTTCGTTAGATAACTTTACTACTAGTGGTGGTAATTTACAGTTTTCAGCGAACGCATACACAGGAGCACAACCTAGGAGTGTTGAAGTTCAATTAGAACACCCAGAAGATGATTCAATACAAACAACAGCGTTTACAATTACGCAATCAGCTGGTAATCAACCACCAATTGGAAGTAATTTAAGTAGACAAATTACATGGCAGTCTTCAGTAGCTGCTCTAGATTTAGATTTTAAGAGCCCAGTGGCAGCTAATTGGACTGGAACTGCAATTAATGATCTTGAAGACGGTGATAACCCGGATGTAATAATAACTGATATTAGTGGATTAACCGTAGGTAATTTTAGCGCTACATTAAAAGATAGTTCAGATAGTTCATCTACAACTATTACTTCTAACGATCTTCCATATACATTAGTCGGACCTGCTAGAACTATAAAGTTAACACCTTATAGTGAGTTAGGTGAAACGCAAGCTGGGAATATTAACTTTAAATATAAAGTAAAAGATTCCGGAGATTTAGAATCTCCAGAATATACTGTAACGTTATTAGTTTCACCTCCTGCAAATGAAGCACCGAACGCGATTGATAAGTCAATAAGTATTGTAGGTGCAGGAAATGGAGATACTACTGACCCGTTTGCGTTTGGTAGCGCTGGTTTAGCATCAGATGATAATGACGCACCTGCTGCTTTAATCTACAAGTGGGTAGATAATGCAAATGGTGCCAATGCAGTACTATTTACTGCTGGTGATAGAACTGGACTTCACGGTACGTTTACTGAAGCCAATGGTGTTTTACAATATACATATACCGGGAATACACTAACTCCAAATGATGATGATGTAGTAGATGAGTTTTGGTTTACGGCTACTGATAGCGAAGGTGAATCTTCAGGTGGTGCTAGAATATTTGTAACTATGACGGCTGCTCTAAACACACCTCCGGTCATAACGATTAACAATAACGCTAATACTGATACAATCAGTTTTAATGCACTTCAATACGAAGCAGTCACTCCAAATGTACCTATTTCTGCTACTGATGGAGAGGGACATACCCTTACATGGTCAGCAGAGTGGGATGCTAGTAGTAATAATTCGGTAAACGAAGAAAAGGGTAATTTTAGCATTAATGAAAACAATGGTGTTTGGTTCTATGAATCAGGCGATTGGGATATGCAACCAAACACGCCTTATGATACCTACTACATTATTAAAGTAAGAGATGAATTTGGTGGAGAAGACTCGTATACACTACAATTAACAATAACAGGTGTATCATTTATTGGTGGAACTACTATATCTGCAAACGGGAAACTTACTTCGGCATCTGCATGTGATGAGAATAGACCAACAGATGTTTTTTTAGATGCAGATGTTGCACAAAGTGTAAGCTTATTAGAAGCTGGTCATTTCCTTTACACTGAAAATACTTTACAAGATTCAGATAAATTTATACCCGGATCTGATGGTCCATGGCATTCTATTCAACAAGATGTTGCAGGCAATGTTGTAATAAGGGTGGTTAAGTTAGCGGCGGACGGTACAATAGAACAAATATTTGATTGTGCACAGACTCTTGATTATGCATGGCCTATTGATATTAATTACTCTACTAATTCAAATGACCTATGTCAACCAGGACCCCTAGATTATACAGTAACTCAGGCTACTGTTTATCAAAACGTAATTAACCCGGATGATGCAGCTGTATCTTTACAAGCTGTAATAAATGCAGGAGGTCAATTATTTACTAGTCAATATTATGCTAATCAACCTGAGTATCGAAATGATCCGACTAATATTGCAAACACGTATGCGCCGGCATCTTTATGTGTGGCTCCTGGATTCTATAATGATGATAATAGAGATGCGGATCCTAATCAGATAATTTATTATGAATTTACTACAAACGCAGAAGGCCAAGGTGTATGGAATCCTTCTAGCGTAAACGACACCCAAACAGTATACGAATGGAATTGTCCTATAGAGATTGAATATGGAACATATAAATTTAATGCGTTTTACAGTGAGTTAAATAGAGAATCTGTAGATGCTATATGTTCATTAGAAGATGATGACTTAACTAAAGTAGATTTATATGTTAGATTAGATCTTGCAACCATGGAGGGCTCAACTCCATTTTTTAATACACATTACGGTGCATTAGAATATGTGATGAAAAATCAGGTTTTAGTATATAAGACTGAAGCTGATGCTAACTCTGTTAACTATAATGGGTTATGGGAAACCACAGTGTTTGTTGCAATTAAGTCAGGAGTTGATTTAACTGAAACAGATCCAAACAGCTATATACCTGGAGTCGAAAGAAAGTTTGCTATATGGGATAATGAAAATGATTCCGGATACGTTGATGGTATTCCGGCTAATAATTTTACGTATTCTTGGGTAGGCGCAGATGCAACTACGCTAAATTTAGAATATTCAACAACTAATACTATATTAGGTAATTGTGTAGCTAACTTTGAACAACCAGACGGACATGAGAATTTCTGTTTAGGCCTTCCTAATAACGATTGTACGACTTCTGACCTAGACACATCTAGAACTAATGTATTTTATGCCTTTTATTCTTGCGTGTCTAAGATTGAGGGTGGTGATCCATACTGGAACCTTTATATAGTAGATGGGTTACATACGTTTGCTACTAATTCTACTTCATATATTAAAAAATTAATAGACGTAATAGAGCCTGGTGTGAATGCAGGAGTACGTTTAAAATTAAGTGGTGATACCATGTTGGAATGTGTAGCACTACAACATAAAATATTTGCAGTTAACTATAATGATGCTAGTACAATTGCATTAAATTTACCAGAGTATGGCAGTGATGTTAGAGTGGTAGAAATAAACCCGGTTGAATTAGGTTTTGCTAGTAACGCAGTAATTGAATATAGAGAGAACTGTATCGACTGTATACTTGATACTGGTGACGCAAACACATTTACATTAGATTCTATTAACGATGCTGATGTAATTAATAGATCACTTCCTAATTTTAATTTAGAGAAGAACTATGAGTTAGACAATTTATCTAAACCTTTATTAAGAACAAATCCTAAATTATCCACTAATGCTAAGTTAGTTGTTAATAGTACTGATGCTATGTATATCGAGTCTATTGATGCTACGAAAGAGTTAGCGTCAGTTGAATATAAGAAATGGCCTGTTAATAAATTAGGTAAATGGTCTTATGATTTAGCAAAATTCTTTAATAACAATAAGACTCCATCTGATATAGTATACTTTAGTAAATCTAGATTCTCAGACTTTACAGTACAAGAATCTTTTGAAAAACAAATAGAAGAAGATTACCATTATGGTACAACATATAACTATTCTAAACTACATAACGAAGACTTTAGAATGTTAGCTCCTATTTGGCTAGATAAAAATATTCCTTCTAATTTTGTAATATTTAGAGTTAGTGATCCAGCTGCAGTGCTAGACTTTGATACACAAAGTAACTTTAATAATATTAATGAAATTTTAAAGAATAGTGAATTAATTAAAACATTTGATTTAACTAGAGATTCTAACATAGGTACATATCTTAGAAATCATGTACAATCTGAATTATTTCCAAGCAATCCAATTAGTGTAAACTTTTCAGAGAATGAAAGAACAAATTTTAATGGTATTGACTTAGTAAGAGGTGGGTTTACAAATAAAGGTGAATACTTATTTGATGATTTTGTAAAACAAGACCAGACTATTATTTCTGAAAATGAATTAATTACTGCAGGTTTTGAAAGAAATAAATTAGCGTGTGCAAATCTTATTAACTTAGAGTTTTTGTTTGATGATGATGGAGCAGATGACTATGCTGTAAATAGATATTTCGGATTATATGTAAATGATGTTGATTCAGGGTATGGTACTTTAGAGTCTGCTAATAATGGATTACTTAAATTTAAAACATTAAACTCTTATATTAACGAAGATTCAGAATCAGCAATACCACCTGTTAAACTAATGTCGTCTACTCCTACTTTAGGATATGCTCATGTTTCTAATAATTTTTACAAGATTTCAACAGACTCGTATTACGATACATCAAATTTAGAATTACGTGTTGAAGATTCTACTAACTTAATTTCTAATGAAATTAAACTAGCGGAAGTTGGAACATCTATTGATATAATTAAGAACACACTTGCTGAAAGTGATTTTGTTAAACTTACTATTAATGAGACTCCTGCTAATAATGATAGAATATCTATATTCCCTTCTAAAGAACAGGATTATAGAATTAAGGTTGTAAGATATAATCCGGGAGATTTATATAATTTATCGCTTACTCTTAATACGTTAGATCAAAGCTCTAATACATGGAATAATGTAACTTATACGTTTGGGTTAGAGTTAAAAGATACTATGGAGCAAACTATATCTCATTTTATTGATTCAAACCCTGGTATATTTGATGCTAATTTAACTTTTAAAGCAGATGGTAATGATTTCTTAATATATGAGAAAAAAGTTACACTTAACTCAATTAATCCAATAATAGAACCTGTTGGTTCTAACAATATATCAATCGCTAGAGTTGAATATACTCAAGTACCTTTTGATTTAGAAAACAATATGTATTTTGGATCCGATGCATTACCTGCTGGACATTTTAATACTACTGCGTTTTCAACACAGGGTACTAATGCTGAAATAGCACAGGCTTTAACAAAATCTATTAACTCAAAAGATAATGGGTTTACCGCACTAACATACGATGGAGCTGATCATCTTTATATAAAAAATGATGTGGTAGGTTACAGGTTAATGCAGTCCGGAATTGCAGTACCTAATGGTAACGCTAATGACTGGGTACATGTCGACAGCGCTAATGAAATTGAATATACTGAAAACAATAAACTTAGATTACAACTTACAGGTAGTACTTCTAATACATTTAGATTTAGTAAGATTTATTTCTTTAACGGTGGAAATTCAGCAGGTAAATCAGTATTAGCGAGTTTAGATTCTGTTGCGGATATTAATGTTAACGATTATTTAGAAACTAGTTCTATAGGAGTTTACAATAAAGTAATTGATATTGTAGATGATATTGAAAGATTACCTTTAGAATACAAGAAACTAATTTTAGAAAAAACTAACACATTAGAAGACGGAGAAGTAAATGTATTTGCAGACAACTTAGTAAGGCTAGGTTTATTCTCAGCATTTGATATTCATGATATGAATTTTGATTTCTATGATACTGCTAATTCAGAACTAAAAGAATTACAATGGGAAGTAGCTAATAATATTAACTATGAACCTGAAATAGATAATCAAAGTGACATATATCCATTTGGAGATAGAGGTAGTTCAGATTATTTAAAAGCACCAGTAAGTTATTTTACTGGATTAAGTGATGTGTTAGAAGAGGAAAGAACTGATGAGGCAAACGAAAAGCAGGTACTAAGCGAGTATGATAGATTGCAAGAAAACTATTTAAAAGAGTATGCAATTCAATCTAGAGTTGTGCCTACAATTAATAAGTGGGTTTTAAAAGATACTTTAACCGTTAGAGAACAACCATATTATTTAAATGCTAATGAGGCATTTGGTAGATCTAACTTCTCGGCTGATCTTTCTGTTCGTGGAAGAAATAGAGTTGGTATGACCCATGAGTGGTTTTATATTAATAACTTACCAAAGTATTTAAAAGAAAATCAAGGGGATTATACTAATCCAGAATATAGATTAAATGAATCATTTAGTTATCTTAACTTCATGGATGGTATTGAAATGTCTCCGGCAATGTTTAAGGATATTAACTATGATTATTTTGATAGATTCTTTGTTACTGAAGGATTTGAAACTTCGGGTGATAACAAATATAAGACATTTGTAAAAACTAATAGACAAAAGAAATACACGTTAGTAAATGGTGGTAATGATACTGCATTTGCAGATACAATATTTAAAGGTCTAAAAGTAATATTTAAAAACAGAAAAGAGTTTAACGCTTCAAGTCCAGTGGATTTCGTTAAATCTTCTGAATTTAATGGATATAGGTTTAGTACTGTATTAAACGTAAAAACGTCTCAAGATTCTAATGGAATTGAGTATGAGGTTATACAAAATAAGAAATTTAAATACGTTGTATTCTTTATCTCTTTAAGCATAGATGATTTATGGGCAGATCAAACTCTAACCAGAAAACTATTGTATGAATTAAATCATTCTTTAGTATGGAATAATGAGGAAGGTACTTTTAAATACTCTGATGTTAAAATTGATGGACATTTAGATTTAACAGGTGCTAATTTTACTCATCCGGATGGTGATGATTATTTAGTAATAAATGGACTAGAACACGCGGATGGTAATCCACCTCAGTTCCTAGAACAAATTAATAAAAATACTGATGATGAATTTGGATCTTTAATCGTAGAGTATACTACATTATTTGGAACTAAAGTAATAGAACTTGATATTTCTAACGTAGAAAGTCAAACACAAATAACTCTTGCTAGTCAGCCAAAAGATCTTTCAAACGGCGGTATTGCAACTGATTTAAGTGACTTGCCTAGTTATGTACAATATAATGCTAGATATACGTATAAGGGCGGTGGTGTTAATGCATACAAATATATTTTAGAGTCTTTAGGTGCACAAGATATGGCGGATATGCTATTAAGGAATCCAGATAATATTAAATATTCTACTGTAGAGTTAGATGGTAGTATCGGTTTAAGTAAATTTATTATCTTATTAGAAGATGGTGTTGAATTTATTAAAAAGGCTGAGTTAGACACTAATGTGGATGATGATAAACCAGAATCTTTTAAATTATCTTCAGGTAATATTGGGTATAATTTAGGACTTACTAGAGTTTACTACCCATTCTTAATTAGACATAATGGAGGATATACTATTGACACAACACCGGTTGTAACTTTTACAGACGTGTATACTCACATGAAAACAAATACTCTTCAAAATACTTCCGATATTATTGAATTAGAATTAGAAGAACAAATGTATAAACACTCTTTAACTAGTACAAAAGAGATTCAATTAGCTAAAGACTATTATAGAAGATATAATAGATGTGGTGTTGCATTTAACTTAGGATTTATTTATGATGGAGGTGCTCATGATGCTCAATGGGGTATTATTAAAAACCATTTCTATAGAAAAGTAAATGAATTTAAGTCTAGCGGTGTTATTAAACTATCAGTATCTTCTGATAAACCACCATTATACCCATTAATAGGAGAGATTGCTATTGATAAGAAAGATGTGAATGTATTCAAATCTTCATGGGATAAAAACTATTATACTAGATCTTTATCCGGTGGGATTAACGAAGAAGTTCCTGGTACATTTGAAACTAAAGAGGAAAGATCGTATTTAGCTTCTACTATTATGAAGATAAAAGACAGCTACACGATGTTGAACTTTGAAGTTGACCGAGTTAAAACAGAAGGAGAGCTAGATGATATTTTAGCTAATTCTACAAATAAGACAGATATTGTATTATTTGAAGATAAAAAAAGAGTTGTAATGGACTTTTACATAGACTTTACAATTAATAAAAAATTAAGTGGTGATGGTGTTTTAGATACTATTAAGAAATATGTATTAGCTGTAAATTCAGCTGCTGACAAGACAACATTAACTGATGATGCACAGCTTTATATTAGAAAGAATTTGATAAACGCTTTTAATATAGACCAGATTAAACTTTATACTAAAAGATTTAAAGGTAGCGATTCTACTTTAGAAATTGTAGATACAATCAGTAATTTAGATGATAATAACTATAATTCAGATCAAAACTTTGAATTTTCATCACACGAACAAAAGCCCCTTAATTTTAGGTTGATATATAATAAAAGATTAGGTTATTCTTATAGAATTAGACCTATGGTAAAAATAACGTCATAAGGCATGGCCATCAATATTCAAGAAATACTACACCCTAGTGACTCTAACCAAATTAAGTGGGAAAAGGTTAACTATAACTTTGACCAAATTTTAGCAAATGGTGGTGGTCTTAAGGGAAATAAAGGCTCTGAAGGAGTACAAGGTTCTGTTGGACTTACAGGTCAAAAGGGACAAAAAGGTGATATAGGACCTCAGGGTGAAACTGGAGCAACTTCGTCTAGATGGAAAGTGATTCCTGTCAGCGAGAACTCTGGTAATGTTAACCAATATGTAATACTTAAACCTAAAGTATCTAATGACGTTTACCATCCAGTAATATTCTTAGGAGATCAAGAATTTGATGAAGTTAATGGCCTTGATGGTTTTACAACGTCAAGAGCTACTTTAACTATAGGTAAACATGCAGTAGGCGGACCAAGCCCTTCTCATGAGCTGCTAACATATTGGCATGGTAGAAGAGGCGATACCACAAATGATATTTCTATTACAATTAGTACTTCTGAACAAACAGACGGTACAACCGATTGGACTAGATTTGAATTAAACAAAACACTTGGAATAGATGCTAATGAAGTAGTTGAATATTTCGTAAACCTAGATAAGTATACATTTAAAAATACTAATGTTAGTTTTGGAGATAATTCTACAGGTAGTGTATTTAGATTACCTGAGACTAATGGTCCTGTTTTAGAAGGCGGAGAGCTTAGATATTTTGGAGATACTTTTTGGGGTGCTGTTAAAGATTCTAATGGAAATGTTTCATGGAAATCATTCTGTATGTCCCCTTGTGGACAAGGCGGAGGAGATCCTGTAAGTATTAGTATTACACCTAGTGACGATTTAAGCTTAAATCAATATGGTTACCCAATGGGTAACACAGTTGAGATAAGTCCAAGTGGCAATTTAGAAGTTGATAATCAAGGTGATTTATGGAATGGTGAAACAACTACAACAACAACAACGCTAGCAACTACAACAACAACGCTAGCAACTACAACGCTAAGTAAGACTATTGCATTTGGACCAGATAGTGGTAATTACAATAACATATCTTATGCTGGAGGACAAGGATCAATTGATTATACAACTGGACCAGTAGACGGGCTGATTATTGAAAACGTAAGTGATGTTACAACACCTGAGTGGATCCAGATTTTAGGTACGATGGGATCTGATAATGAACCTGAACTTACAATGACAATAGAGGCTAATGCTGCAGGTATTAGAAATGGGAGTATAATAATTAGACACCCACAACAAAATTCTGCAACAGCAACGTTAAATGTTACACAACAAGCGAATCCAAGTTACGGCGCAGGCTGTACAGACGCTAATGCTGATAACTACGATCCTAACGCTACGAGTGACGATGGAAGTTGTACATATTGTGCAAACTTTACTGCAATAGAAGTTGAGAAAAATAATCCTAGCGAATACGGTGGAACAGATGGTAGTTATATAATGACAGCATCGGGCGGTTCTGGAAACTATGATTTTAATGTGTATTTGAAACCTGATGGTATTCAAGCAAATCCATTTGCATTAGCTGCAGGAGAGTATTACGCGGTTATTGATGATTTGGGCACAAAGCCTAATGGAGACGTTATTGGTTGTACAGATCAAATTGATTTTACATTAAATAATCCAACAACTACAACTACTACCTCAACGACGACTGCAACACCAACATATACTACTACTTGGACTGCTGGTGAGACGGTAAGTAATGCAACGGTACATGTTAGTGATAACCCGAGTGCACCAGTAGATAATACTGATACTAGAATAGCAACTGCGGGTGTTAGCGTATCTAGAACTTTTTACATGAGGCCGACATCAGGTTATCAGTTTACAAGTACTAACCAGGTAAGTGTTTCTGTTTCACAGGGTAGTGCATCAGTAGATTCTATTACAGCTAACGGTAATATTAAAATTAATGTAACTCATACTACAAATACTTCAAACAATGGCATTGTGGTAACAATAACAGGTGGAGCAGTAAGCTCAGCGCCAGTTTATACTGCTATATCAGCAAACCCTAGTGGAACTGTAAATGAAGGACAACAAGTTACAGTAAATGTAACTAGTAATAACATACCTAACGGAACACGTGTATGGGTGAATATGAACCTTGGACAAGTAACTTACTCAGATGTAACATCAGGCTGGTCTTCGGGCGCAGGCTCTGGTGATTCACCAAGTAATTCTTCTTGGGGTAGTTGGGTAACTATGAATGGTAACACAGGTAGTCATACAATAACATTAAAGAATGATGAAATCCTAGAAGGTACTGAAACCCTTGTATTTAGCTTACTATCATACGATGAAGCTAATAACGCAACAGGGTCTTTACAGACTAGCGTGGATGTATTAGACACGTCATATCCTCAAACGTATACGGTTACGTTTATTAATGGTAATTACGATCAATATAGTACGTGTCAACTGACTAGTAATACTAAAACCGCAGTATATGATGCTCCGTCCGTAGGCAAGGCAACGTTTACTACAGTTTGGAATGCAATTTCCACAGACCCTGATTATACAGGCTCAGCCGGTGTCTGGTTTAAAATAGTAAGTAGTACTGAACCTGGATTCCTCCATGGAGACGGTACCGCTAATCATTCAGCTCCAATCACGTCGCAGCCGTGTAGTGGTGTAACTACGACGACAACGACAACGGGCGGCTCAGGTGATGGTTCTGGCTGTGGTGTTTACTATCTAGGTAACACTAATTACACGTTCCCTGTATCATTACAAGGTAATTATGGATGTGGCGGTTCATATATTAGTATCAATTCTACAGGTGCATCGTACCAGACTCCTCAAAACACATTCTGTTCTGATCAGCCAATGTCTGTACTGCAGATGAACATAAACCAAGGTTTAGGTAATGGATTTGTATCAGCAGGTACAGGTACTGGATGTGCACCGGGAGGTAGCTGGCCAGGAGCATCATAAGAATCAGTAAGATAATATGTAACAAATAAAATAATATGGTAACAAAAATAAAAGATATACTTTCAAATAGAACTCTAGTGACATTTATCGCTGGAGCTCTTTTGTGTTTGTTTTTTCTTAGACAATGTAATAGTATTGAGAACTTAAAACAAGATGTTAAATTAGCACAAGAAGATGCTGGTAGACAACTTAATAACTTTAAGGCTGCTCAAGACTCAGTTACAATACTAAGAAATGATAATGGAGATCAACTTGCTCAGATTAGATCCTATGAATTTGATTTATCAAATCTAGAATCTAGCCAAGCTAAGTTGACTAAAAAGTATAAAAAGGCGTTAGCACTTAATGATGACTTAAAAGAAGTTAACTCATTAATTTCAGCTAACTTAGAAATTACAGATAGTTTAGATGTAACTACTACAACTGAAACTATTGATACGACAACTACTAAAGTTACGTTTGCATCATCAGAAGATTTCGGTGATGGTAACTCTAGAAAACTAACAGGGTTTTCTACCTTTAAATATGAATTTGAAAAATTTAAAGTATTAGAAACTAAGTTTGAATTGACACAAACTCTAAGCCTAATGGCAGCAATTGAAAATGTAAACGGAGCTGATAGATTAAAGTTATCAACAAGCTATCCTGGATTAGAGATTAAAGATATTGAAAATATAAACCTGGTTAATAGCAGATTAAATAGAAAAGATCAAAAGAAATCTAGATGGTTAGTTGGTTTTGGAGTTGGATATGGTATTAACTTAAACAATAACCAAGTAATTAGTACTGGGCCATCAATTGGCGTAGGGCTTTACTGGTCACCTAAATTTTTACAATTTTAAAACATGGCTGAATCTTCAAGATATTTTAGAATAGACCAAGATATATTACTTGAGTTTATATACCACGACCAGGGCGATCAAGAGAAGTATCGCATCGAGGTCGATGATAATGGTAGTGAGGTTAAATTTTTGGACACTATAAAAGATAGTCCATTTAATACTAGACACTTGATTTCAGAATTAGGTAGCGCAGTAGTTAACTTTGACGTTACTATTATATCTGGGTATCTTGCAGTTGAAAACTTTGCTGCTAGAACTTTACTAATGCAGAATGGTAAGACATATAAATTTGATTTAAATGGATTACCACAACCTGAATTATTTGAGATTAGTGATAACTTAGGTGTTTATTCATTTTCGGCGATAACTAATATTGCAGAATATACTCCAGTTGTAAATGGTAACGTGAGTTATTCTTATCCTGGTTTAATTGGTGGTAAGGCAATTGTAGATACTAGAGCTAATCCTTTATTCGCTACACCTGATGAAGAAACAGGAAATGATATTAATCAAACAATTGGTAGATACCATGCAGTAAACGTACCTGGAAATGATAAAACTAAATACGCTTTATTAGGCTACGATTCAACCGGTAATTACGAACAACAAAATTTTATTAATAATTCATTAGAGTGGACTGGTGGTAGAGAAGATTCTTTATTAGACTATCAAACAGAAGCAACTGCTAATATTAACTTTATCTTATATGATACTGTAAGACTACACTTAAGATCTGGTTTTAGTTTTGCTGCTAGAGGATATGAAGGCTTTCTATTTGAAGTAGACGTTGAAAGAACTACTAGGATTAAAAACTTTTTAACACAAATCGTTTATTTAAATCAAAGTAACTTTGAACTATCTAATCCTAAGCCTTTTATTTTAGGAGAAACCCTATGGTCTAAATATATTAATATTAAGATCCCAAGTTTAGTTGGACAGAATTCAGAATTCGAAGACAGATTTTATGGCGATGGTAGCATAGGCTCTAGTGACTTAAATCCATTTTCTAATTACGGAATTTCATTTAAACTTTTAGATAGATTAGAAACTAAAGGTGGTTACGATTATGTTTATACTGGAGAAGAGAATAAATTTAGCGTTGCTAGAGAAGATGAGTATGTAGACTTTACTGTTAATGTAGAAGATGCTGACGATGGAGATTACTTTAAGATTTACGGTGAAAAAGATAATTCTATAGCAGGCTTTGAAGGTCATATATTAAATAGAATTCAAACTTCATCTGATGATATAGTTGTAATATTTGATGTAGATGTATTTGAACAAGTAGGTACTTCGTTTATTAAGACTACTCAAAACACATTTACACAATATGAAGACTTTAGTACGCCAGTTACTTTTAGACCTGTTATTCAAAATGCAGGAGTCGCTGTAAACTTTTCAATTGATGTAACCATGAGAATTTACAATCAAACAGATAATACTCAGATTACAAAGAAGGCTTCATTGACGGTAAATCAAGCTGCTAAATACGGTAAAAAATTACAGGCGCTTAAAATTGATAATCCAAATATTTTAACTGAGGTATACAATGTACTTCCTAGTTTAACTTCTAATAAAGTTATATCTGGGTTTATTACAGATAACCTGCCTAGAACTATTAAATATGTTCCTGCATTTGTTGAAAGATATAATGTTGTTGCATCATCTGCTAAAGTAGAACTTGTAGGTGCTGGTAATAATGATATGATTAAAGATGTTGAAGAATTAGATACTAGTGAATTTGTAAATGAGGGTGATTTAACTATTACTATTCCACCATTTGCTACATATATTAAATTTGTAATTAGCAAAAAGAAAGGTGATGATTTCGAATTAATATCTTTTGAGAACGCCGAATTAGTTATCTTATCATTTAGTGATGGTAAGACTAAATTAAAATTTAACCACGTGTATAATAAAGATGTGGATATGTCACAGGGAGAAGTATTATTTAAGATTAACGAGCAAAATGCAAACTCTATTAGAGGTATGAAATCCGATACATTTTATATTAGTATTGATAATGGTACTGACGAGACTATGGTAACAAAAGGTAAATTCATAAGCAACTAATGATATTAAATAGCAGAAATAATTCATACGATTTTAGGTTCCCTAGAAATTTTATACCACAAGAAGTTGCAGACAAATATAAAGCTTACTTAAATAAAACTCCAGGTAATCTGTTAGCAGAACCAGTTGATTTAATTAACTACTCTATTCAAGGACTTAATATCCCAGGCTTATCTTTTGATCCAATTACTCAAGCGGATAACGATGGAACTACAAGATACCATAGAGGTGCAGTGCCAATTCAAAATACAATTTCTAGAGAATTCACAGTAACTATGCAGTTATTAGATGGCTTCATTAATTATTGGATTATGCAAGATACTCTTTTATACTACTATGCTAGATCTACTAAAGAGCCTTATATAGAACCAATGACTCTAAGAATTTTAGATGCAGAAGGAAGTTCAGTAGCCTATATGGAATTTAATAAAATAATAATGAACTCTATAAATGAGTTAAACTTAAATATGGCAGAGAATGTTGCTGACTTCAATACGTTTGAATGTACGTTCTTTTACAATAAGCTAGATTTAAGATTAGAAATAGATTGATATATAAATCATGAGAGATACTAAAACATTTAACGAGTACTTAGTTGAAACCCAACTAACAGATACTGACATGCAACTTTTACAAGAAGGCTTACAGTCAGAATGGACTGAAGAATTAGAAGAAAAAGTGGACCATGCTTTGGAACAATTTGTACAACAATATCATAACGAAGAAACTGGCGCATTTGATTTAGATAGATTAGAAGAAGATCTAGTAGAAGAAGGACTTTTAGGTTCTATCATCGGTGGTTTAACCGGTTTTGCTCTAGGTAAAGGTGTTGGTAAAATGATTGCCAGAGTTCTTGGTATTCAGAAAGGTATCTTTTACGATTTATTAACCTCCAGATTAGTCGGTGCTGCTTTAGGTGCTGCAATGGGTAAACGTTTCTAAATTGAATCTAGTTACAGTTGACTTCTCGCTTAATTCCCCTGGTATTTGTGTCTGGCAATCTGACACGAATGAATATCACTTTATCTCATATATTAAAGCAGGTTCAGGTACAAAAGCCGAACAGCGAAGACAAGAAGAAATAAGTACTTTTTCTGATGTGACTCTAGTCCATCAACCCGATTGGAAATCTTCAGTTGGAGATTACTCTAAGAACGAGTTCGCAAAAATCAAGAGATACATTAAGACAGCCGACGATATTATTAACCTAATCGTCAATATAACTAAGACAAAACAAG